AAAAATATTGCAATTGGGATTTCACTACCTTTTGGTAGATCAGGTACTAATCAATTATTTAATAAAACATATAATACAAAAGATCAAATAAAATCTAACTTTATTAATTTATTATTAACTAATAAAGGAGAAAGAATATTAAATCCTGAATTTGGATCTAGTTTAAGACAATTATTATTTGAAAATATAACCCCAATAACTGAAGAAAATATAAAAGATGCAATAATTTCATCTGCTAATATTTATCTACCAGAAATACAAGTTGTTAATATTACATTAAATAATGAATATGATAGTAATACTATTAATATTACTATTGATTATATATTAAGAATATCAGGAACTTCTGAACAAATAACAATATCATTTCAATAATATAAAAGATGTCGGATAATAATAATGTATCATATTTAAATAAAACATTTAGTGATTTCAAGTCTAATCTTGTAAATTATGCTAAAACTTATTTTCCTACTACTTATAATGATTTTTCTGAAGCATCTCCTGGAAATATGTTTATTGAAATGGCATCATATGTTGGAGATGTAATGTCTTTTTATTTAGATGCTCAAACTCAAGAAAACTTTTTAATATATGCTAAAGAAAAAGAAAATTTATATGCTTTAGCATATGCTTTTGGATATAGACCTAAAGCATCATACGCCTCATCTACAAATGTTGATATATATCAATTAATACCTTCTATAATTAGTGGTAGTAATATTAGTCCTGATTTTAATACTTATGGGTTAATTATTCCAGAAAATACTTCATTAACTTCTAATAGTACTGGTACTAAATTTATAACTACTGAAAAACTTGATTTTACAGATACTGGTTCTACAGAAATTACTTTTATAGATGAAAATAATTATTTATTTAAAAAATCAGTTTCTGCAATTTCTGCTGAAATAAAAACTACTAGTTTTACATTTGCTTCACCCCAAAAATATCAAAATATATCAATTACTGATGATAATATATTACAAATATTAGATGTTTCTGGAAGTGATAGTAATAAATGGTATGAAGTACCATATTTAGCTCAATCATCTATTTTTAATCCAGTTACTAATCCTTCATATAGTACAGATCAAGTTCCATATCTATTAAGTCTCCAACAAGTTCCAAGAAGATTTGTATCTAGAATAATATCTGATAATACTTTACAATTAGAATTTGGAGCAGGAATGACAAATTATGCAGATAATGTCATCATACCTACCCCAGATAATATTCAATTAGGATTAGTTCCTGGAATATCTGATTTAAGTGATAATTATAATAAAGCCTCAGTATTTTTTACAAGACAATATGGTTTAGCACCTTCTAATACAACATTACAAGTTAGATATTTAGTTGGTGGTGGTATTACATCAAATGTTCCTTCTAATGATATTACTATAATAGATACTTCAGGAATTTACTTTAAAAATCCATCAGGTCCTCTATCTGGATCAATATTAAATAGTGTTGTTTCAACAAATCCAAATCCTTCTTCAGGAGGTAGAGGAGGAGATGAAATTGAAGAAATTAGAAATAATGCTTTATATTCGTATTCAACACAAAATAGAGCTGTAACTAAAGATGATTATATTGTAAGAGCATTATCATTACCATCAGATTATGGTAGTATATCAAAGGTTTATATTACTCAAGATTTTGAACGTTCTAATGTTTTAGAAACAGTTAGTTCAACTAAAAATCCATTAGCTTTAGATTTGTACATATTAGCATATAACTCAAATAAACAATTAGTTACATCAAGTGATACTTTAAAAAATAATTTAATAACATATCTTAATCAATATAGAATGATTACAGATGCTATTAATATTAAAGATGCTTTTTATATTAATATAGGAATTAATTTTGATATAACTATACTATCAGGATATAATAATCAAGATATTATAACAAATTGTATAACTTCTTTACAAAATTATTTTAATATTGAAAAATGGCAAATTAATCAACCTATTGTTATATCTGAAATATATTCTACTTTATTAATGATTAAAGGAGTACAATCTGTAATTAAGGTAGAAATAATAAATAAACAAGATAATACAGGAAATACTTATTCTCCATATGGATATGACATTCCTGGTGCAACACGAAATAATAATATATATCCTTCTTTAGATCCATCAATTTTTGAAATAAGATATCCAAACACTGATATTCAAGGAAGAGTAGTAACATATTAATTTTAATTTAAATAATATTTAGGAGCTTCAATTATAAAGATTGAAGCTTCCTATATTTATAATCATATATAAAATATAATAAATGGCTGTATATAAAATTTTTCCTGAAAAGAGTGCTACATTATATTCATTTTACCCTACAAAAAATACAGGATTAGATGAAATATTAGAACTTAGTACTTTTTTATCTATAAATAATTCTAACGAAGTATCTAGAATATTAGTTAAATTTCCATCTGACCAAATCACCGATATAATAACTAATCTTGTTAGTGGTTCAAACTATGACGCATATATTAAATTATATCTAGCTAACGCTTCATCCATACCAGTAAATTATACTATATATAGTCACCCCATATCTGGAAGTTGGGAAAAAGGAACAGGGCGATTAGGAAATGTTCCTGAAACAACAGATGGAGCTAGTTGGGATTTTAGAAATTATGATAGTGGTTCTCCTTGGTTTGGTGTTTCATTTCCAACCAATACTACTGGTTCGTATAGTGGAACTAATACTGGGGGTGGATTATGGTATACTGCTTCTTCTTATGAATCAACTCAATCTTTTACTCCTGCATTAACTAAAGATATTGAATTAAAAGTAAGTGATACTGTAAAAGCTTGGTTTACTTCTTCAATAAATAATGAAGGATTTATTATTAAACATTCTCCATCATTAGAATTTACATCTCAGTCATATTTTGAAACTAAATACTTTTCAAATAATACTCATACTATATATCCTCCATGTTTAGAAATAAAATGGAATGATTATACTTTTACATCTTCATTAAGTATAGCTAGTAATGATAAAATTGTAGCTACATTAGATAACAATAAAAATGAATACCAACAAGATTCAGTACAAAAATTTAGAATTAATGTAAGAGATCAATATCCTACTAGGGCTTTCAGTACTTCTTCTGTATATTTAACTAATAAATTATTACCTGTACAATCATATTATTCAATAGTAGATTTAGATACTGAAGAAATTATAGTAGATTATGATACAGTTTATACAAAAATAAGTGCAGATTCTACAGGTAATTATTTTACTGTCTATATAAATGGATTAGAACCTGAAAGATATTATAAAATATTAATAAAATCTATATTTACAAATAAAGAAACAATAATATTAGATGATAATTATTATTTTAAAGTTATAAGATAAATGTCACAAATTCCTATTCAAAGAACAGTATTTAATAAAAATAAATTTACTAAAGTAGTTGATACCCAATTTAGTCAATTAATTAATAACCAATCAGTAGAAGAAACACCATCTTTTACTTTAAATGATTTTTTTCAATTATACGAAGATTTATTTGATCAAATTCCTAAAGAAGGGGATATTAATTCGCATCAGTATATTTTGCAAAAAGAAGCAGATTATTTAGGTGTACAAATTGATAAAGACGATGTTCAATCATTATTAGATGAAATAACTTCATTAAGACAAGAAGTATTAGATTCACAAACAATTATAAATGAATTAACAACTACTACTAATGGCAGATAATATTCAAATAGTAGGTAATATATTAAATAGTTCAACTATTTCTCGTTATTCTAATCAAGATACTAATCTTCTTACATCATTTCAGGTGCAAGAAAATTTTGGTAATAGTGGTGATTATATAGAATATTATGTATATGATGCTGGTAGAAATTTATTAAATATAAGTTATAACTATCAGGATTATAAACTTCCACCTTCATATGGATTAACACCTGGAGTTTCAACCCCTCCAAATACTAATAACTCTATACCATCATCTGATGTTGGTATGGTTTCAAATACTAATACTCAAACAGGTTCTTTATATCCAATAATTGAAATAGATCCTATTAAAGATTTAGAAAATTATGGTTATACTTCTGGGGAGTTTATTGTTCAATATAATTTTTTTAATAATAAAATTTCATCTCCTGCAGCAGAATTATTTATTAAAGAAATATCTTCTAACAGAACTGAAATAAGTGTAATATCTACTACATTAACTAATAATGAAATAGAAGAAGGATTTAATTCTTTAATATCAGAAATTAGTGGTTCTGTATATTTTGTAGATTATTTATTAAATTTTGGTAATAATCAACAAGTATTATCTGTTAACGTTGCTTTAAATAAATTAGATACTGGGTATGAAATATTATTTAAATTATACGAACCTCTTCCTAATAATATTACTGAAAAAACTCAATTATGGGTTGTTGATGAAAAAGTAGATCCATATGTTTTTAATATTAATTTAGATACTTTAATTACACCTCCAACAGGTTCACAATTAAGAGGACCTAATTTTAATATTACTTTAAGCCAACAAGGAACAATATCAACAACATATCAAAACCAAGATCAATTATTAAATAATTTAAAATCAATACAAAGTTCTTCATATAGTAAAATATTAAATTTATTAAATACTCAAAGTATTGATATTAATGTAGACTATACTAATTTTTCAGAATTTTCGTTTTTTGGTTCTGTAAAACAAAGATTACAAAATTTTTATACTAAAGCAAAACAAATACAGGATTATAATAATATAATATCTTCATATACTCCATATGTTACTACCACTAGTAGTTTATCCTTAGAAATAACATCATCTGTTAATAATATAAACAGTATAATTTCTCAATTTGATGGTTTTGAATATTATTTGTATTTTGAATCTAGTTCATATACATGGCCTAAAACAACATCTACATTACCATACGTTTTAGCAACTACTTCATCATCTGCTACATGGTATAACAATTATATTAACGTAGCAACAACATATGATGAAAATAATGTAAATAATTTACAAAATTCTGTACCATCTTTTATTATTGATGATCCTGATAATAATGAATATTTGATCTTCTTAAATATGATGGGTCAATATTTTGATAATATTTGGATTTTCTTAAAAGCAGTTACAGACATTAATTTAGCTAATAATAATTTAGAACAAGGTGTATCTAAAGATTTAGTATATTATGTTTTAAAATCATATGGTGTTAAATTATATAATTCTCAAGGTGGAGAAGATTTAAATCAATTTTTAGTAGGATATGATTCAGGATCTGCTAATTTTGATAATAATTTTTCACCAACAGGAAGTTATTTAAATAACATTCCTCGTAAAGATTTATTGTCTGAAATATATAAAAGAATTTATCATAATTTACCATATTTAGTAAAAAATAAAGGTACCGTTAAGGGTGTTGAAGGATTAATTAATGTATTTGGTATTACTGGTAGTATATTAAATTCTAAAGAATACGGTGGAGGTACAAAATCCCAATTACTTAAAGGATATAACAATGATAAAGTAAGAATAATAGATAATGGAATAACAGGAAGTGTATTATCTCCTTTTGTATCATTACAAACATTTCCTACTTCATCAACCCAATTTATAGATGATGATTTACATTATTTAGATATATCTTTCTCACCTCAATCACAAATAGATACTTATGTATCTAATTCAATATCAATCTCAAATCCAACATTTGTTTTAGATGATTATATTGGAGATCCTAGACAACAATATAGTACAACATATCCTGATTTAATAGAACAACGTAATATATATTTTGCTCCATTTACTGGTTCATATATGGATTACAATGGATTTATTAGATTAATTCAATTTTTTGATAATGCTTTATTTAAAATGATGGAGGATTTTATTCCTGCTCGAACTAGCTTATCAACAGGTATAACAATAGACTCACCAGTTCTAGAACGTAATAAAATATCATATGCACAACCTATTTTTGCAAACCAAGAAATATATACAGCTGAATACCAATCTTCATCTATTAGTGCTCAATACGGAACTTTATATAATAATCTCCCTGGGGATAAAGCAGCTTATTACAATGGTGAATTAAGTGGTAGTCAAATAGATATATATAATTCTTATTTCATCCCTGCTAATTTTAATCCTTATTTAGGAGATACAAGTTCATATAATTCTCAAAATACAATAGAAGATAGTTTAAGTTTAAATAGATTTAATCATTCTGAATATAATGTACTATTAAATAATGTAACTTCTAGTTTAATATCTGATTATAGAAAATTATATGAACCAATATATGGTACTACATCAAGCCTACTAACCCCAGTACAATTACAAGATTCATATTTATCTTTAAAATCATATCAAACTTCAAGACATGAAGGTTCTAAATTAATTAGTTTAAAATATAATACATATACTAGTTCTTCATACACTAGTTCTGATGATTTTACTTCAATATATGGAGACAAATCATATGGAAAAACAGCTGTTATTGATCATTATGTTAGAAAAATTGGTTTATTTACTCAAATAGAAAGTAGTTCTTATTTACCATTAAGAAATAATGTATCAATAAAATATTTAGTTGATGAATTTGGTAATTTAACTGAATTAAACCAACAAAATAAACATTGGGAAGAAATACAAAATACATTTAAATCTTATAATACTTTAGATATTTCATTATTTGATAATAAAAAGTTTGCTAATCAAAAACTTACTGAAGGAAATAAAGATATATTTGATAGCGGATATTCTTATTATCCTATTTTTTATGCTACTGGATCACCATGTGTTGGAAGTAGTGCATATTTTGAAAATTTAGAAAATGCCCAATCTTATACTGCTAAGTGGGATAATACTTTTAATCCATTTTTTATAACAGGAAGTATTACTACAAATCAATATCCTTTATCACTATCAGGAAGTGTTAAGGTTGTGTATAATGTGTTTAATAATTTAATACAAGGTAATACTTATGCTGATGCTGGTACTAATATAAGCTTTCCAAATTATACAGCTTCTGAAGCTGGTTTATATAGAGTAAACTTGACTTTACCTATAACCAATACTTTATTAGAAACAGACCCATCAAGCAATATGACATGGGCTGTACAAATATTTAAAAATGGATTAAAAGTATTAGAAGATAAAAAAACATTTATTGCCTCATCTATAACATCATATTCATATAAAACAAGTTACGTAGCATATGATAATAGCATTGATGCTTGTAATGACCCATATGCCCAATATAATATGTTATATTCTTCATTAAGTGAACTTTTTGCTGGTCAATATACTATTTTATATATTGATTCAAATTTAACAATACCTGCTTCATCAACAGGTGGTAGGTATATTAAAGTAACTCAAGTTGCCGCTCCTAATGATTCTTGTCCTGTAATTATAGATGATAATGGTCAAATAACTAATATTCCAAACTTATGTTAATTTAATTTTATGTCATATAAAACAGAAACATATACTTTTAATATAGATAATTCAAATTTAAATTTATCTCCTAATGATACATTAGAAGTTAAATTGGTGTTAATTACATCTCCAACTTCAAATAATTTTACTTCTTCGTTATCTCAAGGAAATTTAACTATATCTTCATTAACTCCTTCAATAGGATATGCTTCAACAACATGTCCCTATTTAGAAACAGGTAGTATAAATAATGAACTAAAATTAAGTTCAGGAAGTACTAATTTTTATAATGGTGGGTATATTTTTTCACCAAATCCAACAAACCTTCCACCTAGTTCACTTTATCCAATATATGGTGATGTTGATTATCCTTTTATAATCAAACCTTATGATATAATATTATTATATTTAAATGATAATACTTATGTAGAATATAGAATATTAAGTTTACGTGTTGAAAATGGTCAATTAATTATGACATTAGATCTACCATTATCATCAACAGCTCTTGAAGATATTAGTAATAATCCTATAACATTAAATAGGTTTTTAATATTAACTAAAATAAAAGATGAAACTAATGCTCATATTATATATAATAAAAGACCTGGTAAAACATCTTATGGATTTATAATACCAGATAATTTATCTCCTGAAGTTTTAGCTAATATAGATACAATTACAAGAGAAGTAAAACAAAAATTAATAAATGAACAACAAACAACAGAAGTAAATAGTATTAACACTATAGATGGTGGAGAAATTTAATTCTAATATATTTATATCATATATATAAAATAATATGGCAATATTAAACCCAAGCACAGTAACAGTAGACGCTATCCTTACTACAAAAGGACGTGAATTATTAGCACGTAATGATGGATCTTTCCAAATAACACAATTTTCATTAGCAGATGATGAAGTAGATTATACATTATATAATCCTAACCAACCATCCGGATCTGCATTTTATGGTGAAGCTATTGAAGCTATGCCAGTAATTGAAGCATTTCCTAATGAATCTCAAATAATGAGATATAAATTAGTAACTTTACCACGTGGTACTAGTAGATTACCTGTTATTAATGTAGGATATAGCAGTATTATTTTAAAACAAGGTGCTTCATTAACTATTACTCCTCAAACCCTAAATTATTTAGGTGCTACAAGTACTTTTGAAGCAAATGGGTATATTGTAACAGTAGCAGATAGTAGATTATTATCATCTTTCCAAGGTACAGGTATTAATACAACTACTTTAGGTACTACCGATTTAAATACCACTACTGGCACCGTATTATCGTTAAGTCAAATAGGTACATCGTTTACTTTAACCGGTACAACAATTAATACTTTATTTGGAACAACGTTAACTACATTAACTACTACAATAACATTTATTGGTAGAGATAGCGGAGCAAGAGTAACAATTCCATTAAATATTATAAAAGTATCAACAACATAATTAAAAAGAAAATATGTCATTTGTAAGATATAACACTGATGATTCAGTAATAAGTGCCGAAACCGTAGTTAGAGGTTTATGGACTGGAGATAATAATTCTTTATCTTCTTTCTTTACAGCTAGTAGCTATACCGAATATTATTTAGATGTATATCAATCTTCAACCTCAACAACAGGTTCAAGCGTTCAATTTGATATTCAATATGGTAACATTAGTGGTTCAGGTTCAGCTCCAATTAACCCCACAGTAAGTGGATATTCACCATCACGAATTGTTTATGGTCAATATAGAAATTTAGTTTATGGAACTGAAACAACTAATTTTAGTTTTGATGGAGGTGTTACAACAGCTGAAAATATATATGTTGTAAATATTTCTAGAGCAAGATATAAAGAATCATTACAACCTGGATCATTAAATTTAGTTTTAGCTAGTGGTAGTAATTATATAAGATTAACAGATGATAGTAATACTACTAATTTAACTCGTTTTATTGGAGAAAATAGAGTATATTATATTATTAGTGGAAGTAGTGGTAATGCTTATACATCAAGTGCTGCTACCACATATTATGGAATGGTATTACCTGATTTAGGTGTTATGATTTTAAATGCTAGTGGAACATTAAGTCCCTATATTGCTACTCCAACCCAAACTACATCTTCAGTAAATAATCATTTAAAATTATTTAGATCAATATCTT